TTTTAACTGGTGAAACTACCGACAAAGGTAAAGCAGTTGGCAAAGCGTTTATAAAACGTGAACCAATACCGGATCAGTTATGGCAAGACCATCTTGATGGTAAGGACCCAGCACTTGGTGTTATACCTATTAATGAAGACAACAGTTGTCGTTGGGGTTGTATCGACGTTGATGAATATAACTTAGATCACAAAAAATTAGCGGCCTCTATTAAGTCCCATAAATTCCCACTGGTAATGTTTAGGTCAAAATCTGGTGGTGCACATTTGTTTTTGTTTACTACAGAATTTATTGCGGCATCATTAATGCAAACAAAACTAAAAGTTATGTCAGAAGCATTGGGTTTTGGTGGTAGTGAGATATTTCCAAAGCAAACTGAGATACTTGTAGAACGTGGCGACACTGGTAACTTTTTGAATTTACCCTATCACGGTGGTATGCGTGGATTAAGATATGCTTTTAATGAGGAGTGTGAAGCTATGAGTTTGGAGGATTTTTGTAAATTTTATGAAAATTTTGTACAAACAGAAGATCAAGTACATGAAATAAAAATAGATAAAATACAAGTTAAACAAGAAGCTTTTAAAGATGGTCCGCCATGTTTAAATAAACTAGCTCAAGAAGGGTTTGGTGAAGGTTCACGTAATAATGGTTTATTTAATATTGCTATGTATCATAAACAAGCTGATCCCGATAAATGGCAAGATGCTGTGATGATAAGTAATGCTGAATATTTTGATCCGCCTTTGCCTTATAAAGAGGTTAATGATTTAATTAAATCTATAGGCAAACGTGGTTATGATAAATATAGATGTAAAGACCAACCTATTTGTGGTGTATGTAATGCTGCTAAATGTAGAACAAAAAGATTTGGTGTAGGTTTTGACGAAGAACAAATGCCCTCTTTAGGTAATTTAACTAAAATTAATTCCTTTCCGCCTCAATGGTTTTTAACTGTAGGTGATCAAAACCAAGAAGGTAAACGTATAGAATTAAAAACAGAACAAATACACAACCCAAATTTATTTGCCATAGCCTTATTAGATCAAGCTAATATTGTAGCACCTATATTAAAAGCAAAAGATTGGCGTGAAGTTTATTTAAAACCTTTGATGATGAACTTGCAGGAAATAAAACCTTTAGAGTCTTTAGATCCAACAGTGCAAATAGAAAACTATTTATATGAGTTTACTAGAAATCGTGCTGACGCTTTAACTATCGAAGATACCTTAGAGGGTATGCCTTTTACTGACGAAGAAAAAGGATGCACTTATTTTAAACTAGATGATTTTTATAGTTTTCTTAAAAAGAGTAATTGGGATCTAGATAAAACTAAAACAGCAAACCTAATAAAGCAAAATAAAAATATTTTTATAGAAGAGGATAGACCTACAATAAGAAACAGTCGTCCACGTCTTATAGTAATAAAAGCTATGCAAAAAATAAAAGCTAGTACTAGTAAACAAAACTACGATGAGGTTCCGTTCTAATGGAAGAAAGAAAAAAAGGTAAACCGGGTGGACCAAAAGAAGTAATATTAGGTCCACCAGGAACAGGTAAGACAACCAGGCTTTTAGATATAGTGGAACATTATTTACAAGAAGGTATTACTCCAGATCAAATAGGATATTTTTCTTATACTGTCAGAGCTGCGACTGAAGCATCAACCAGGGCTATTAAACAGTTTTCAAACTATATAGAAAAAGATTTTAAAAGTTTTAGAACATTACATTCATTAGCTTTAGCTCACATGCCAAAGTATAGAAACCGTTTGATGCAACCAGCTGACTACAAAGACTTTGGTAAAAAATGTAATATTAATTTTAATAATGTAACACAAAGCGAAGAAGATGGTGTTTTAAAAACTAGTAATGAATATCTAAATTTAATTAATTTATCTGTTATTACTAAAAAAAGTATTATTGAAGTGATGCGTGATAGAAATTATAGGGAATCCAATATAATTCCTGATAGAGCTGAAAAAATACACAGTGAATTACAAGCATATAAAAAAGCAAAAGGTTTAATTGATTTTAATGATTTATTAATTAAGTTTGCTGAGCTAGACTATGAACACATACCAAGCTACGAAGTTTTAATTATAGATGAGGCGCAAGATCTTAGTACAATACAGTGGGACGTGGTGGCTAAATTAGTTCACAATTCTAGAAACTGTCATATTGCTGGTGATGATGACCAAGCTATTTATGTTTGGGCCGGAGCAAGTGTAGATTTATTTCGCAACTTAACAAAAATACCAGGTATAAAAGTAACAGAGTTAACGCAATCGTATAGGGTTCCGAAATTACATTATTACTTAGCGAAGAGAGTTATTGAACGTGATGCGGGAAGAATACCAAAAAAATATTTGCCCGCGGACCGCGAAGGTGTAGTGGAACGACCTAGCACGATGTGGAATGTAGACATGAGGAGACCTGGTCATTGGTTGATTATAGCTAATGAACATAAATTTCTATTACAAGCAGAGGAAATGGTAAAACAAAAAGGTTTGCTTTATATATACCATAATAAAGGTGGTATATCAGATGTCATAATTAAAATTATAGGTGTGTGGGAAAAATTTAGACAAGGTGGTATAGAATTAAAAGGCGAACAAGTAAAAGAAATATACAAATACATGGGTAAGAATGTAGCTCATGGTTACAAAAACGGCAAGAAATCACCTGACGATTTGGATACATATGATATAATTAAATGCATTGAAGGTTTTGGTTTATTAACTAAAGATAGTTGGGACAAAGCTTTAATAGGTTTAAATGAAAGCGACATAGCTTATCTTAAAAGAATTCAATCTTCCGGTGGTGAAATAACAGGTGAAGCAACAGTAAGACTTTCTACTATATCATCTATTAAAGGGGCTGAGGCGGACAATGTTATTTTGTTTAGTGACATTGGTTATCCAACCTATGCTGCAATACACAAAGGTGATGAAGAAGCACATAGGAAATTTTATGTGGGTCTGACTAGATCAAAAAACTATTTAGCAATTGTAAAAGAAAATACAGGAGAAAGATCTTATGGCTACAAAATTTAATAAAAAAACACACGATCCGGTAAACTATCCAGCACACTACAACAAAGGTGGAGTACAATGTATTGATGCTATTGCTTCTATGCAAGGTGATGGTTTTAAATATTATTTACAAGGTAGTGCGGTTAAATATATTTGGCGGCACGAACATAAAGGCAAACCCATTGAGGACCTAGACAAAGCAATTTGGTTCTTGAACAAACTCAAGGAGCAATACAATGAGAAAAAGTAAATATCAACAACCTAAATTTTGGCCACCAACAGAGTGGCTACAGCCCCAATTAAAACCATTACAAAATTATAAAACTATAGCTATTGACTTAGAGACCAGGGATCCTGGTTTAATTAGTATGGGCTCAGGATCAGTGCGTGGCGACGGAGAGATTGTTGGTTTTGCTGTTGCGGTTGAAGGTTGGCAAGGTTATTTTCCAATAGCTCATGAAAACGGTGGTAATTTAGACAAGACTATAGTTACAGAATACATACAAGAAATTTTATCTACACCTGCGGATAAAATATTTCACAATGCCATGTATGATGTTTGTTGGTTACGATCAATGGGCTTTACAATTAACGGCCGTATTTATGATACCATGATAGCAGCATCTTTAATTAATGAAAATAGGTTTAGTTACACCCTAGATTCTATTTCTAGAGAATATGTAGGTCTTGGTAAGAATGAGAAAGTTTTACAAGAAGCAGCTAAACTGTCAGGAGTAAACCCTAAATCTGAGATGTGGCGTTTGCCAGCGCCAATGGTCGGTGAGTATGCAGAACGTGACGCAGAAGTAACTTTAAAACTGTGGGACGTTTTAAAACATCAAATTACAGAACAAGATTTATGGCAAATATTTAATACAGAAACTGATTTGTTTCCATGTTTAGTTGACATGAAATTTAAAGGCGTAAAAGTTGATGTTGAGAAAGCCTTTTTATTAAAAAAGAAATTTGCTAGTCAAGAAAAGAAAATATTAAAAGCAATTAAAGATGAGTCTAATGTTGACGTAGATATTTGGGCCGGCGCTACCATTGCTAAAGCTTTTGATAAACTAAAAATTAAATATAATCGCACGGAAAAAGGCACCCCAAGTTTTACCAAAAATTTTCTGGCAACGCACACGCATCCGTTGGCACAACAAATTGTGCAAGCTAGAGAGTTAAACAAGGCACACACAACTTTTATTGATTCGATAATAAA